GCCGTGGCGCGGGGCTGGCCACTGTCATCACGCAGCAGAAGCAACCCGGCGAACTTGAACCACTTCGCCGTGATTTCTTCGTGCAGCCGCCAGCGCGTGGTGACATTCTCAAAGGTGCGTGAGAAATACGGTTCGATACTTTCCCCTGCCGCCGCCGTGCTTTCCGCCCAGGCCATCACCGTATCGGCCACGAATGCCGGGAAGGTGCTGCGGATGTTGTCCGGCGTCGGCTGCTGCTGCGCAATGGCGATATCTGCCAGCTCCAGCGCCTTATCCAGATCCCCGGCATCAAACAGCCAGATCACGCACCAGGCAAAGACCGGGTGAGCAAACACGCTGCCGCTTTCCAGATACGCCATTACTGTGGGCATCCACTTCGGCAGCAGCACGTCACGCTTATACGCAACCCGGTCGGAAATCGTCGGCAGGGTACGAAGCCAGGCCACATCCTGATTCAGCGCCTGGATTTGCACATGCAGGCTGTCGAGACTTTCAACGGCCTGGCGGCGCTCCAGCTGCTTTTGTACGGCAATCTTCTGGTTGTGGCGTTGCGCAGGTGACAGTG